GTATTGGTTCACTTTACTCCGATGCAACAGTAGAAGAATGCTGTCAATCAGCAGAAGATTTAATCCAACAATACTTATGGCACAATGATGCCCCAGTAGTAGGCACAGCATTACAAGATAACGTGGCAACACTTATGCTTTCTAATCCAAACGCATTTGTAACAGGTCAGCAAATAGTAGTAAGCGCTTGTGGTTCAACATTCAATGGCACCTACACAATCACTGGCACAATACCGCCAAGCACAGGCACGACTAACCTTATTCCAGTATTTATGTATCAATATGGCCAAGTTAATTACCCTAATGGATATTCATTTGTGCAATATGCAAAAACAGCAGCTAATCAAAATTTTCATAAAGTAGTACCTTATGGCAACGCAAGAGGCCCAGAACACAAAACCCAATCTTATGCGAGCACCCCTGCAATACGAGAAGCTGCGATGATAATTGCAGTGGACATCTGGCAAGCAAGACAAGTTAGCCAGACAGGTGGGGTCGGTATGGATGGGATCAGTGCCAGCCCCTATCGGATGGGTTATCAGCTGATTAACCGAGTGCGTGGTCTCATCCAGCCGTATTCAAGTCCAGCATCACTGGTGGGCTAATGGCAGCGATCTCTACCCTACGTGGCACACTAGCAACAGCTTTAACAAACAATGGCGTATGGTCAACCTTTGCATTCCCACCAGCAACTTTGCTCGCAAACAGCGTGGTGGTCACACCCTCAGATCCCTACATCGTGCCAAATAATAATAGCCAAACAGGTATAGCACCCCTGGCTAATTTCAAAATTTTAATAACCACACCTGCATTTGACAATCAAGGCAACCTATTAGGCATAGAGAATTTTATTGTGGCAGTAGTAACTAAACTAGCGGCATCGACCCTGGTTTACAACATATCAAGTGTCTCCGCTCCAGCTATAACCAATGCAGCTAGTGGAGATTTATTAACATCAGAAATAACTGTATCAATCCTAACGAGCTGGAGTTAAAATGAGCACATCAGAAGACTTAGCCTTCTTAATAAAGACAGGCCAGATCAAAGAAGCACCAAAACCAACTGCACAAACAAAGAAAGATGAGGAATAACAATGGCAATCTATTTAAATAATAACGTTGGTGTTAAGTTGGCTACCGCTGCTGCACCTACAGTACCTTCAATTGATATCAGCGCATTCGTTACAAACGCTGTAATCAATCAGATCGCAGATGAGCTAGAAGTAACAGCGATGGGCGATACCGCACATAAGTTTGTTGCAGGTCTACAATCAGCAACATTTACTATTGACTTCTTAAACGAGTGGGCATCAAGCCAAGTAATGCAGACACTAAATGCAGCCTTTGGGCAAACTCTGGCAGTATCAGTAATTACTGTAAAGGGCACTACTGTGTCAGCTGCTAACCCTACTTATCAGTTCTCAGTTCTAGTAAATAACCTGACCCCAATCGGTCAAGGTGGCGTGGCTGAAATTGCTACCTCATCTATCACATTTACAGTAAACTCCGCAGTAACAGTGTCCCCATCGGTGGCATTCTAACTAAGGAGTAACAATGGCAAAGCTAAAGATAACAAGGGCTAATGGTGAAGTATCAGAGCACAAGATAACACCAGGTGTCGAGTACGCTTTCGAGTTAAAACGAGGTATGGGAATTAGCAAGGCCTTGCGTGAAGATGAGAAGCAATCAGATATATTCTGGTTAGCTTGGGAATGTTTACGCAGGGCTGGCGCTCAGGTGTCTCTATCGTTTGATGAGTTTATTGACAGCTTAGATACTGTCGAGGTATTAGACGAAGAAAAAAAATAACTGAGCGGTCTTCAATCCTTTACAGCATCGCACAACTGAGCGTAGAGACTGGGATACCGCCTAGAGAATTTATTGATATGGATAGCGAAATGTATGCCGCAATCATACAAGTCCTAACCGACAGAGCTAAGGAGATCCGAAATGCCAGCAGAAGTCGTAGGCGTTAATGATGTCCTAAAAGGTTTGTCTTTTATTGATGAAGATATGTATAAGCGCATACGTGATGCAGTAACTCCAGAGATGATACAGGTGGAGTCTAAGGCAAAGGCTGACGTGCCTAGCAAAGTCTTATCAGGCTGGATGAAACCTATATCATCTAAAGTTGACTATCGCCCATTTCCCAAATACGACGAAGCCAATGTACGTGGTGGCATCGGTTACAAAGAGGGAAAAAATAGATTATTTAAAAATGGCTTTCAAGTAGAAAATTATGTTTACAACATTAGCGCTGCTGGTCGTATTTATGAAACAGCAGGCAGAAAAAACCCACAAGGCAGAGCACCTATTATGAGCACAACTTTAAAAGAGTTAGGCAACATACAGGGATACGAAGGCAAGAAATCAGGCAAGAAACGATCTACCCGTGATTACAGCTCTAATAATCCTTTTGCTGGTTATCAGTTTGTTAGCGCACTACAGCCTGTTACTTCTCAACCTAAGATAAAGGGAGTTAGATCTGGTGGCACAAAGACCAAGGGTCGACTCATATACAAAGCCTTTGCTAACCGCAGTCCTAAGATATACCAAGCAATCTTAAACGCTATAAATGCAACCGCTGTCGATTTTAACAAAGCAACAGAGATTAAGAAGGCAGCGTAATGGCAAATGTAGTCGTCTCGGCACTTGCCACCTGGAATGGCAAAGCCCTAAAAAAAGCCAAACAAGATGTAAATGTCTTTAGCAAAGAAGTAAAAAGTTTAGGTAAAGCATTTGGCGTAACCTTTAGCGCAGCAGCTATTGTTGGTTTTAGTAAAAAAGCAATTAAAGCATTCACTGACGATCAGGCCGCAGCAAAACGTTTACAATTACAGCTTGAAAATACTGGGAACGCTTTCAGGGTAGATGAAGTTGAAGGCTATATTAAAAGTTTAGAAAAAACTAACGCCATACTTGTCGATCTAAGAGGGCCATTTCAAACATTATTAAACCTTACTGGGTCAGTCGAACTAGCTCAAAGGTCATTAGAATCGGCTTTAAACATAAGTGCTGGCACTGGTGAAAATTTGAACACAGTTGTATCTGCTATTGCTAGCGGCATTAGAGGTCAAACCAAAGCAATTAAAAACCTTAATACAGGTATAGATGCCAACATAATTGCTAGTGGCGATATGAACGCAATTATGGAAGCGCTAGACAAGCGTTTTAGCGGTCAGGCCGCAGCGAGATTAGATACCTATGCTGGCAAAATGGATGCACTAAAAAAAGGTGCAGACGAAGCAACTAAGGCAATTGGCACAGGATTAGTAGATGCGCTAATTTTGCTTGGTAAAGATCAAAGCATAGAAAATGCTACGGATCAAATGGAAAACTTTGGCCTAGCCATATCAAACGTTATTGTTGGTTTAGCTGAGTTAATAAAAAAATCAGATAATATATTAACAGTAAATGGCGAAGGCAAATTTGGAGATATATTATTAGCCTTGCAGCCAGGCGGTCAAGGCATATCTAGACTGCTTACCCAATTAAATAAAGCTGGTGCAAGCGCTAGGGTTTCTACACCAACAGGCACCAATACTGCAAATTTGCGAGAAAACAGATTAAATCAATTATTTAAAGAAGCCGTAAAATATCGCAAACTAGAAAATGAGCAATTAAAGAAAAAGACCGAGGTAGACAAACTATCAGAAAAGTTTGACGTTGAGCGAATAGGCTTAATGAAGGCGCTGGGCGAGGCTACAGATGCTGAGACTAAGTTACGTATCCAGGCCAAGATAGCAATACTAGACAATAATGAGGCTTTGGCTAAGAAATACAATGCAGAATTAAACGCTAAGACAGCAGCTGATTTATTAGCCACTGCTGCTACCGATGCTGCTAATGCTTTAAATACTTTGCCTAATAAATACGATCAAATTTTTACCAGTTTAGTTGGCCAATTTAAATCGATGGGGATTGAAGCAGGCGCAGCAGCAGGCTTGGCTGCCTCATCTGCAAGATTACAGGCACAGGCTGATGCATTTTTTGCACAAGCGGGTCAATACGCAGTGCCAGGTGGAATGCCATCTAGTGCATCAACAGCTGCCGCAGCAGCAGCACCAACAGTAGTACCACAGGTAACTGTAAACACAGGCGCAGTATTAACTAGCGAGCAAGACCTAAGCGTGTACATACAAAATGCTTTAGGCAATATAACTAAACTTGGTAACGGAGCGTTAGTACCTGCTGGCTCGATTGCTTTCCAATGACAGTACCAGTAGTAAACGCTTATATTAACTTCTCTACTGGGCCAGCCTTTGCACAGGCTATGATTTTAGATACTGGCATATTAGACGTAAACCTATTAGAAGACTCCGCAGCCATTATTGTTGACGTGTCAAATCAAATTAACTTCATACAAACCACCAGAGGCCGTAACCCTTTATTCGATCAATTTCAGACAGGTCAATTAACACTGCGCATAGTAGATCAAAATGGTGATTTTAACCCGACTAACCCACTAAGCCCTTATGCCCCCGACCTAACACCTATGAAGAAGGTGCAGATCACTGCAACCTATGGCGCTACTACTTATCCTATATTTTCAGGCTTTATTACAAGCTATGTTAATACCCAACCTAAAGATGCTACAGAGGTAGCTTATACAACTATACAAGCTGTAGATGCGTTTAGATTAGCAAACAATGCACAGATAACTACTGTGGCAGGTGCTACTGCTGGCGACTTATCAGGCACACGTGTAAATCAGATATTAGATCAGATCGATTGGCCAGCGACTATGCGTGATATTGATGCAGGTCTAACTACACTGCAAAATGATCCAGGCACATTACGCACATCACTTGGCGCTTTGCAAACTGTAGCCCAGTCAGAATATGGGGCATTCTATGTGGATGCTAATGGGGAGTTTGTATTTCAAGATAGAGCTGTAACCGCTGGCTCAATAGGTGGCACAGTAACTACCTTTAATGACAATGGCACAGGTATTGCATACGCTAACGCTAATTGGAAATTGGATGACACCCTTGTTTTTAACTCATCTACTGTTACAAGGACTGGCGGATCGCCCCAAACCGCTATTAATCAAGCCTCAATAGATAAATACTTTATTCATAGTTATCAGATCCAAGACCTGCTAATGCAGACCGATGCCGTAGCCCTAGATTACGCCCAAGC